AGTAGCTGCCACTACAATCTGCATTACCTCAACTTTTTTATTTTCGGTCTTTCTTCTTTTGATTTTTAAAGAATATAAGATCTCAATTACTCCCTTCATTGCTCCAAAAATTCCAAACGCAAGTACGATAAACATAATAATATTTAAAATCACCTTGTTGAACTTGAAGATTATAAAAACCGAAGGAGCCGCAAGAAACAGTCCCGTAACTAGGTCATCACCGCCTTTGATATTATCTGTACTAATCTTCCCAATTTCTATTAATGTTCCAAAAATTCCGAAAAGTAACAGTCCAATTGCTAATACAATCTCTACCATTCTATTTCCAAATATCTTAAAATAGACTTCGAAAAATGCCACTAATACAAACGTTATGCCTAATGCAAAGCCATCTATGCTACTATCTATTTCTTCTGAAAATATTACTTTCTTTTCCTTATCTTTTCCCATATCGCTCCCCCATTTTCATGCATAGTATAGCATCCATACCAGCTATATTCAATTGTCAATGTTCACATTTTTCGACAAATATATTGTCTGTTCTGCCAAACCATATTCTAAACAAATAAATGTTACTTGATCCGCATACACTACATAATAGTAGGAGGTGCTATATGATCGCTTGGTTTTGTTATCTAATTCTAAAATTCAAAGATTTTTCGCACAGTTTCACCGCAGACACATAAAATATATAAAACCTCTCCGGTGATCCCATGCAAAACTGTTCAAACCTTTATTTTCTTTCAACACTTGCCTGCCAGCTTGCCGACTGCCTGTCAGACGATGAGGTTGCCATCCTTGCTGCTGATCTGGTAGTGCTGAGTGACATGCTGGCAAATATTGCTGCCAGAAATGCGGTATGTGAAAAGGAATAATTACGCAAACCGGAGCTGTCCGGTCTGTTCTGTCGATATCATCATATTCGGTATCCGCTCTCCAACAATAAGATATGGACAATTTGCAGCCACAAGTGCCTCTGCCATTATCGGCACAACACTATTGCCAATCTTCGCAACCCTTTCCTTTACAGGAATTGCCTTGCCGCTTATATCACGTTCTAAGATGTAATCCGGTGGAAATCCTTGCGTAAGCTTTAATTCGGTAGCATTCAGCATTCGCAGAAATATATCTGCTATTATCCATTCATCACCGTCAATTTCAATTATCACATTCACAAGTCCGAACCGATCCTTTGTTGTAATTGTTGCAAGAGGACTTGCCACTGGCTGACCGCAACCAGTTCCGTAATATTTAATCAGAAAAGCGGATACCAGTCCGAAATGTCCTGGTGATGTGGTAATCGTATGTATCGGCTCACCGCATCTCTGCCCGATCCCCGTCTTATAGAATTTTGTAATAAAAGCAGTAACAAGTCCGTATCGATTGCTTGTATCAATGGTCTTAATTGGTTCACACAACGTCTGACCTCTCGCATCACCTTTCTTCGTTTCGCTATGATACTGAATTAAAAAAGCTATGGCTCGTTTATCGTTCACAGTGTACGGATGCTGATCATCAATGATATATTTTTGTATACCGTTTGCGATTCGCGCCATTGTCGCATCAGCAAGCGGCTTTTTTCGATCAAAAATTGATTTTCCTAAATCTGACCAATCAATATAATCTCCACACTGTTTCCATCGTGGTAAATCAATTCCAGCCTTACTATGCGTAGGCTCTGGCCAAACGATCGCCTTACCGTCTCTCCGAAATATCGCATACCATCTTTTGCGTGTTGTAGGCGCACCGTAATCTGCAGCTATGAGTTCTCTGCTTTCAAATGTGTACCCAAGGGATTGCATTGCAGATATAAATTTATTATAATCTTCTCCCTTGCGCTCTGGTATCGGATGCCCATTCTGATCCAACGGTCCCCACTGTTGGATTTCTTCCACATTCTCCATAATGATCACATCCGGCAAAATTGTTTTTGCATGTTTGTATACCGCCCACGGAAGTATCCTCAGCCCTCTCTTTCTGGGCTGCCCGCCTTTCGCCTTACTATGGCTTGTACAGTCCGGCGATGCCCACATCAGCGCAACATGTCTGCCACCTACATATTTCTGTAAATCAACTTTGAAAATATCTTCTGTCAAATGTAAAGTACTCGGATGATTGATTTTGTGGATTCGAATTGCCTGTGGATCGTGATTAATTGCAATGTCAACCGGGCGTCCAAGTGCCATCTCAATCCCTACGCTTGCACCGCCACCACCAGCAAAGCAATCAATAATTAAATCTCCGTTAATCATGGCATCACCTCCAGAAAGTCCTCGATCTGCATCTGTCCCTCCAGATCATCCGCATCTCGCTCACATTCTTCGCACATTGCTCTTTCTTCGTCCGTCATATTTCTCTCATTTTTAATTTCAATTACAAATGCCGGATAAGTAAATTCTTCATCTGTCATTATTATGACTGTTTTTGGCTCGTATACCTTTCTCTTTTTTGGATTTGCACATACGATACTTACTGGTGCATCATCCGGAAATTTGTTCAAATATTCTTTTAATTCACTATTCTTCATTTTTCAAAAGGAACCCGATATATCGTTACCCCGGCCGGAGGTTCGGCCCCTTTCTTGAAATTTTGTATTCTTTTGTTTATAATGCTTGTAAATAGTTTGTTTAGGCGTCCACTTGGTCATTGGTTCAAATCCAATCTCTGCATCATATTAGCGGGAATGTTACTATTAATTTTGATTTACGCTATTTACTTATATGTAAGCAGCAAGAAAGGCGTGGTGCATATGCTAATTGGTTCATTACTTTATATAATTACTTGTTTAGGAACTAGCAGTGTAGCTCAGTTGGCAGAGCAAGTGGCTTCCTAAGCAAACTATCATTTCATAAAATCTTCTAGGCTCATCTGCCCCTTGCAATTACCACCTATGGTTGTGGGGTCCCAGCCAACTCCAATGTAGTCCAAAACCTTCGCCCATCCATAATCATTCCCGTCCTTGTCCTTGCACATGTGGAACATCAGATAATCCCACTCTTTCGGGTTACTCTCATACAACAGATCAAACCGATGCGGTCGTTTCTCCATGTGGATTCCGAAGCCGCACATACTGCATCCGGTACGCTGAGCCTTAGTTGTGTAAAGCGTCCCATCTGGCTTTTTCTCAATCGTACCGTAAATCTCCGGTATCAAAGATTCCGGCATCTGAAAATCTTCTGTTATTATCCCATCCTTGATTCCAGCAGCACGATACTTCTCTTTTAATCCGTTCTTCCAGAGATCATCCATCTCCAAGGCAAGTGTAAGAATGTCCTGCCGGTGGAAGATTGCAAACGGTGCTGATCTGATCGTAGATGCCCCGAAGTAATTGCATCCGTTCATCCGCAGGCTCTTGGCACGCCTGCCACCCTCGGATGCCATCAGTCCCAAATATGGCACACTGTTATGCTCTTTTCCCCAGTCATCACAATTCTTTTCTTTAAGGTAATAGCAGCATTTCGCCGATACCAGAAAATCCGGCTTTTGAAAGTCGCATCCTTCGGTTTCATTTTCATACCCACCGAACAGCTTCAACCACCGCTGATTAAGCTGCATCTTCGAATTCCTCTGCCAGCCGCCGTATTCCCCGGTCTCTCCCGTTATGATCGCGTGTCTGACTGTCTTATTCTTTTCCGTTGGATTCTGCAGCAACTCGATTTTTCCTGCAATCTCCTTGGATATGACCGGAAAGCCAAACTCCCGTATAACCTTTGGCTTTGTCCATCGTGTACCATCATCCCGCATGAGCGGTGGCACATTTATAATTCCTATTGCCTTATGTACTCTTTGAATGCTTGCATCCTCGAGTGTAGATGCTGATACACCTGGTACATCGATATGACACACTTCATGAAGGAACATATACAATATGATGCTGTCCAAACCTCCAACTGATACATGGCAGTTCAATTCTCTACGATCACATTCTGATCTGAACTCTTCCGCTCTGATCTGTGCGTATTTTCTTTTAAAGCTGTAATCCTGCTTTTCTTTTTGCATGAATGAAGCAATCTTCTCATAAGCTCCAAGTCGCTTCATCCTATCTTGTACTGATTCCATTTGTTTTTGGAGTAAAGAGCTCTTTTACGCTGGCCAGCAAACCTCTTACTCCTTTCGACTTATTTTTTCTTTTTTCTTTTCTGCTTAAACTTAAAAACATCATTCTTCTGTCGGCTTACCATGCTACGATAGCCGTTCATTTTACTGGCTCTGCTTTTACTCATGCCTCACACTCCTTTCGGTTTCTTACAGCGCTCAAATTCGTATACGAACACCCACGGGTTTGCATCCCAACCGTAACGATCAAGATCAGATTTCTTGATGGTTGAATCCCAAAGGTCATGAAACATACCTTTTACGAACTCGTCTCCGACGTATTTTAAAGGTTCTTCTTCAATTCCTTCTTTCACACACCCTTTTCCGTCAATATCCTGCAACTGCTCCACCCTCACATCCGTTACCTTTAACCAGATTCGTGCTGCTTCTTTAGGCATATGGATGGATGGGTGCCATATGTGGGAATCATTCTTAAAACCATTTTCTGCAACCTCATCCGCCCGGTAAACATACTGCCTGTCCGAGTTTAAGCTAATCGGATAACCAAATGTTTCCCGGACATAAAGGATATCATCAGTGTGATATGGTGGATTCCATCTTCTTTGTAATTCTTCGTCCGTGATACCATCTGGAAGTCTGTATTCATCTCCCCAACTTTCATGCGCTGTTTTACTTGGATATCCCCATGTGCCACAGTTACCCCCTGCGAATGTATAGCATAATCTGCTTTGTGGCTGTGGTTTAATGATTCTTCTTGTGCAGCTCTTTCTTCCGTCCAGAATCGCCCGAACCATTTCGGTGTTGAATAAAATTGGTAATTCTCTACTCATCCGAATCCTCCTTGTAACAGCAATATACGATTGGATTGGAAGTATCGCACTCACAGTTGTTATAATCAATATCTTCCAATGCTCTGTCTTTCGCAATTTGAATAGCTTCTGCTTCTGTGTCTGCCTCTATATCTTCATAGTCAATCGTAAGTTGTAATCCTACACTTGCATTCCATTTAGGCATCCTCTTCACCCCCCTCCAACAACTCCGGGTTGTCAAACGTATTGCCGATAACTTCTGCATCAACCATATTTATCCAATAACCTAAATCTTTTCTGTATCTTCCAGTGTGCTTGTCTGACCAGCCTACATAAAATCCAACGTGTTCAGTTTTGGTGCTATCAAAGCAGTTCTGATAACTGCCGTATTTGATTTGCGCGCAAACATCACTAAATAAGTCTTTTACAATATCATTCTCCCAAATCAGCTTGCCATTCTTGTCCTTAAGTCCGGTGCACTGGCAGATGGTATCTTTATCGACTTTGTGCCAATTTTCAAATCCTAAATCTCCTCTACCCTCACCTTTTGTATACATATTGCTGTCATTTGTTGGAATGATAATTGCTTCATAACCAACTTCGGCATCATTTGACCGTATGAGATTTCCATGCGCCCACTCTCCGTTATCAATCCGCTTTCCGCGGAATAAATATCTATCTTCCATCATTTTTCTCCATTTCTGCTTCTGATTGAAGCCAATTCAACCATTCTCCGCAATCCTCGCAATCTGGATAATCAGGATTCGCCCACTGATAATCTTCTTTTACTTCTTTAAGAAACCCTGCTAATTCCTCATCCGTCATGCTACGGATTCTGTCTGCATTGGTCTGTGGTTTTTTCTTATCTCTAAGAAATGCTCCGATCACGGGCATATTTCTTTCTGCAAAAGATAGATGCTCACTGCTTTTTCCCAAATAGATAATCAGTGGATTTTGCTTTCCGGCTTTACTGGCTTTTAATACCTCGTATGGATTGTTTGACAGCGAAAGCAGTTCCCATCCATCCCCGACCAACCATTTTTTCAAATCTTCCAGCTTACTGATATGTAATACATTTCTTTTTGCCATCATTATCCCTCGCTTTCCCGGTACGGTTCCGGCAACCTTTCACTTACCGGAATCCACTTGTTATCCATTCTGTTCACTTCCTTGCATGGTAACTGTAAAAGCAACCCCTGCCGTTCAGCATCTTCGTATTCCCCAAGCTTGTTCAGAATGGCTCTGAATCTATGCTCCGATGAAAATGTATTACAAAGAATGCTTAAATACTCCTTAGAGACATACTTTCCATGCTTATCTTTTTTCGTAAGTCTTCTATTTTCCAGTTCTCTTTCACAGGCTTTAATTCTGCCTTTATTCTTGCCACCGTTGTGCTCCATCGTCTCGATTGCTAAACGAATTTGATTCGATGTTGCTGTTTTCAGCACTGATGTAAAATTTCCGTCTGTAGCTGGAAGCGAACAAAGACTTTTAATTACGTTCGTATACATTGCTTACACCGCCTTTCCAGTAACAATGTCCCAATGCTCATCCTCAATAAATGTCTGCCGGATAATCGCATCTGACAGATAGTGCTCTTTGCTCTTCGGCTGTTTTCGCCAGTAGGAATCAATGTAATAGGCAACCCACTTCATAAATTCCTCTATCTTGGCATTCGAGAATCGATATGACTCTTTCAATGTCGGGATTGTCAAATACATCGTTGATGCAAGTGCACTCTCGATGTTCCGATCTGCACCAAGCACTGCTCGCCCTTTCTGAATATCCGCCATGTACAACTTCTGCGACATTGGTATCGACTTTACCCAGCCGACCACATCAATTTTCCGTTTCCGGCAATACTCCATCATGCTTTCGCTTGTAACATCTTCGTTATCATCGTCCTGCCATGCAACACGCTTGTTTACTGTTTTGGTGTAAAAGTTCGTAACCTGCTTAAATGTCAGATCAGACTTATCATACAAGATCGCTGTAAATATATATCCCATGTGATTCGCAACATTATCCCCAAGGCGTGCCTTTGCAAGCTCCTTTCGGTATACGCTCATCGGTATCAGTTGCTCCCTTTGTGTTACTCCGTGCATTACTTCTCCTCTCTGTGCCGCCCTTTTATGCAGGTATTCCAGAATCTGCATCCCGGATCACAAGGTTTGTCCTTGCTGCCATAATCACAGATTCTTCCGCTGCCATAATACGTGGCTGGCCGCTTAAATTTCTTGTAGGCTTCTGGATTCATATGTTCTTGTTTTGAATCCTCAAAACTGTTGATCTCTCCGATCAGTTTTATGTTTTCGCGCAAAAGGCGTTTTTCTTTGCTGGTTCTATGTATTTCTCTCACCTCTTTTGGTAATGGGGCGATTGCCGCCCCGGTGTCGGCAAGTTAAGAACATGGCTTTTGTGATAACTATAATTCCGCACTTGCAATGGTGGTTTCTTTTGCTTTCGCTGGTGTTTCAACCGTCCATCAGCTTCCGGATCATGTCCTCCTGATGCAGCTTTGCGATATGGTCCCGCACGCTTTCTTCCGGGAATGCGATCTGGTAGGTTCGCTCCTTGATCCGGTTCGTGATGCGGTCATCATACTGTAAAGTTTCCAAGGACTCATTGCTTGTAAAAATCGTCACTTTCCGGTTTATGTACCGTTCATTGATGATCTGGTACAGTTTGTCGTTGATCCATGCCGCCGGTGCTTCTACTCCGAAATCATCGATAATCAGCACATCCGCCGTACTAAGCGCATCCAGCAACCGACTCTCACTGTACTCCGCGTCCCGCCGCCATGTATTCTTGATTTCCTGCAGGATGGTCAGTGATACCGCAAATTTGACTGCGTAGCTTTTCATCAGCTCGTTTGCAATCCCGGCCGCAATCCTTGTTTTCCCACTGCCCTTTGTCCGGGACCAGATAAACAGTCCCATCCCCTGCTCCCTCTGGTTCTCAAAATCCCCGAGGTACGCTTTTATGATCCGGCAGGCATCCGACACTTTCTTCCTGCTGTCCCGCTCCCGGTACACATCCATCCGAAATGTTTTCAGTTCCATTCCCCTGAATGCTTCCGGGATATCCGCAAACCGCAGCCGCCGCAACATGATCGCACGCTCCCGGCACTTACACGGCACGGCTGTTTCAATACCGTCCTTTTCGGTCAGAATCCATTCGCTGCCCTTGCAGACGGGGCACACATCAGAACCCTTCGAAACATCCGGAACATCCGCGTTCTTCAAGCAGTTCGTTGAGCGATTTTTCACGCGCTCCAGTATTCCGTTGATCATGTTTTTCATCTGCTGGTCCATCATCCACTCCTTCCAGGTATTGCATAAACAGGTTTTCTTTTAAAAAGTTCTCCGGGTTCTTGATGTACCGGGCTGGTGTCTTTTTCCGCTGGCAGGCAATAGCATAATTCTCTGCCGCTGCAATCAGGCCAGCTTCCGACACTCCGGCATCAACCGCATTGCAGTATTCCGTCTCTGCCAGATAACCAATGCAGGTTTTCGGATAGGCTGCGGCAAAATCTGCAAACCGTTCCACGGGGGATATAGGGGGTGTGTTTCTTTCCTTCTTCCCTTCTTTCTTTTCTTCTATTGTTGTCGTTTGAATGTCGTTAGAATGTCGGTTGCCTGTCGGTTGCCTGTCATTTTGCTTGTCGGTTGTCTGGTACAAATCGTACTTAACCACTGTAAATACAGTAAATTTGTTTGTCGTTTTGCTTGTCACTTCGCCTGTCTTTTTCAGATGTGAAATTGCGGTGCGGATTTCGCGCTCCGTAAGCCCTGTTTCGCCCGACAGCTTCCCGATGGATGAGACAAACGATCCACGTGGAACCGTTGTCCCTTTGAAATTTCCATCCTTCCAGTTGGCTTTCAGAAGCATATGGATAAACAGCCGGGTTGTATTGATATCTGTGTACCATTCCCATTCCAGTAGCCCGCGGCTCAGCTTTATGTAGTTGCCATCCAATCACTCCACCTCCCGAATCAGCACTTCTCGCCACCTTTCAAATGTCATTTTCATTCCGCCTTCACAACAATTCCATACACCTTATACATCTGCCGGAACCGGATCACTCCCATCTGGTGAGCAATCGTATGGTGCTCCCTGCACAGGCAGATCTTCTTATAACCCGAATCATCCACCTTCCGGCGGTTATTTCCCATACCGATTGCATCTTCATGATGGATTTCCCCATCCTTGCCGCAGATGGCACACTTTTTATGCATTAGGCAGTAATACAGATACCGCCCGATATCATCCGTCCGGTCAATCGCATTGTCTGAAAGTGGGATTCCCCACTCTAAAGCAAATTCCAAGATCGTATTGATAAACTCCCGCGCGGTATCCATCGAACAGTTAGAAAGGCTGAAATAAGGATCTCCTGTACGGATCATATGCTCATACTTCATCCGTTCCTTCATTTCTTCCGGTGGATAGCCTGTCCAGTCTGCAATATCCCGGATCGTTGCATATGCTTTCTTCCTCTGCTCCGCAGAGATATGCCGCCCATCATCAAAGCGGATCTCTGCATTCTTGATCTTCTTTCTCTGGAGCAGCCCCCCAAGTTTCATTCCCGGAACAGAAACAACAAGATCTGTTCCATCGCTGTTTTCCCGGTACTGCTTCACATCTACCATCGTATACATCAGTCATCACCATACTTCGATTTCAGACTGTTCAGCATTGTACCAACATCTTCTGCTGATAAACTGTCCCAAGTCTTTCCGTTGCTCGTGATCCAGTATTCAAGATTCACCTTATGTTTGATGCACAGGTCTTTCAGTATCTTAATATTTGCCGGGCTCGGCTTCTCCTCATTCCTCGGAATGATGTTGTTAAACGGCTGCATTTCTTCTTTGAGCCACAGGTTAAATCCAAGCCCCGTATGAATTGCCACACACTTTACAAAGGACCGGCACATACTGTTCCATACCCTCTGCTGGCTCATGGAATTATCCTTGACCGGATTGGAGCCATTCATCACCGGTGACTGCATTTCATACTCATTTTCATCAATAACGACATGTATCCGTGTCTCATAGCATCGGTTTGTATTTCCTTTGCTATCTGTGAAATCTTTTGAAACCATGCGCAAAGAGCTTCCCGTTCCCTCATCCGGAATCGGCACCCAGTAAACTTTCTTTGCACCATTCTCATGCAGCAGATCAATACATTTTGCCCAATTGAGATACGTCATTCCATCCCGTTCCTGGCAATATGGAGTTACGTCAATTTTGCGCATTTCTTCCCACGATTTAAGTGCCATACATCATATCCTCCAACTTCATTTCCATCTGTCCATCCCTGCCACTTCTATATGCTGCAAGGATGTTTTTATTGTTCTCCTTTTTCTTTTCCAGGCAGTCACATGATTCACCCGGATCAAGATGTGCCCCACAATAGGGGCAGGGTCTGTAATACATCACACCACCTTCCGGAAGCATGAAACCATACAATCTTCACAGTAGATTTCTCCGCCAACGTCATAACAATAATCATCCTGAATATGATCACCGCAGCAGACACACACCGGCCATTGTTCCAGCCATTTGTCCTGCTCATCCTCATGCATCCGGAAGAAATCATAATTATCCGGGATCGTTTCCATTGTCGGCTCCTTCCTGCAGCAGATCATAGATTGCCTTTGCTTCACCTTTTTGCAGCAGATCATAGATCCAGTCCGCTGTCTCATCATCCTGTCCGTCTATCAGTGCCGCATAGATCTGCTCCATCGGCTCGTCCATAAGCGGACACGCTGCTTCGGTGTAAATAAATGATCCTGCATTGTTCAGAATCTTTTCTGCGTCCTTGCAGTGCAAATACGCACTTACAAGCGATTCGATTTGACGTAAATTCATATTTTTCACTTGCACATTAAATATATTTCTTGTAAAATAAAGGCATAGCATTTTTAATGCTTATTTTTCTTTTGTTTCCCGAGAGAAACACCCCCCCAATTAGATGGAATCATTGCTTTGGTCGGCTGACTCCATCTTTTTTATTTCCACATCCAACACTTCCTTGAAATCCCCATCATTTTTCTTTTCCTTTCGCGAGTACGTGAGATTCGAAGCTTTATTCGGATATTGCGGATACATACGCTTTATTCCACTGATGTGCATTTTTCTCCTTTCAACTAGCTTTCCGTAGCTGCTGTATGCGACGCTCGGTTTCCTTCCGCTCTCTTTCCACTCTCTCGAGTGTGTATGCCACATGTGCGATCACCGCGCCAGCAATTACCATTCCTGCGGCAATTATCCAGCCAACTCCTTCCGAGTCCATCGCAGTTGCACCAAACATCATAATTGCGACTCCTATTTCAAAAGCTCTTTGTTTTATGTTTTCTCCTTTATAGCTTGTCCGCACAGCCACCACAGTGGCTACTCTACGCGCTTATAACCTGCGCCAAGCGCAAACTTGTCACACAACTCATCAATTTTGTTCTGAGGTATATCCTTGGGATCAATTTGTTTCCATTCACCGGTTTTAGAATCGATCACAAAGGTTCTGTATGTAGCTTTCTTGGGATATCTTGCCATAAGCCCACCTCCTGTTAATAGGTTATTAACTGTGCCTGTACGCGGTTCTTAATTTTCTGAATCTTCCATTTGTGATATAATCTCCTTACAGGACGTTGCCGCGTCCGAGTATTATGAAAGGAAATTTTCATATGAATAATTTTATTGAACCAATTACCATTCGTAATTATGACTTGGCTGACTGGAAATACGAAAAAATTCTTGAGCAAATTCATAATTTTGAAGCATCCCTTGATGATGATCATGAAATTGCGCTCCGTTTAACTTCATTCGGGACATCAGTCACCATGATTGTCACAAGTCTCGGTTATCAAAACCCTGATATCCTCTATTTTTATGGTTTAGTAAATGGAAAAAAGTCCCAATTAATTCAGCACGCCAGCCAACTCAATTTCTTACTCACATCTGTTGAACGTGAAGATAAAACTAAACCCGCAAGAAGAATAGGTTTTGCTAATCCCAATGATGCTTCGGACCAGCTTTAGAAAGCAATTTTTGTCTTTCTAGCCGGAAATCACAAATGGCATCTACTTTTTTCTGCTGGCTTTGAACTTGCTTTTCAAGGTCAGCAATTCTTTTTTCAAGCACCTTCCATCTTTTTCTTGAAATCCACACTCTCTCATCTCCTTTCCGTTATTAAAAATCAAGCCACATATTCACTCTCTATCAGTGGTAAAATACCTTCTTGCTTAAGAAGATCATAAAGGAACAGCCTTCCCTTCTGCGTCCAATACGCATGTTCTTTCGAATGCTGCACTCCATTTCCATCTGCATAATTGTGCGTTTTTGCTTTCAAATACCCCTGTCCCTGATATTTGGAATACAGTACCCATATATCTCCCTGTTTATATTGGATTCCCATATCGTGAAGCATAGAATTAAACTTTTTTGCTGACATGCCATAATCTTTAGCAATAACAGTTGTCGCAATAAGGTCTTTACACTGGAGAATCAGATCGTAATATGATGCTTTAGGCTCTAACTGTTCAATAACCTTCTGCTGTTCCACAACCTGCCCACCAAGAAATTTACATCTGTCCTTTAAACTACTGATTGTCTGATCTGCCATCTTTAACGCTCTAGCAAATACCTGTTCCGGTGTATTCCATGCCTTCTCTAAATCGATAAGGTACTGACGCACGACTTTGCCTTCTGGTGTTCTCTGTATCATGCAAATCTGCTTTGCCATATCTACGGAAATTTCGTAATCTGTTGATGGTCTACCACCATTCTCAGTTTTACTCATTTTTGAGTAAAAGTCTGTTCCCTCTACAAATCCATATTCTGTCATACGTGGGAACCAATCGTTAAATCTTGTTCCAATATTCAATTTTTCGTGCAACTCTCTTGCTGACACCGTCTGTGTGTCCATGTCGATGTTAATTAAATCACCCATTTTGCTCGCCTTTCCCTGTAAGAATCCTTACCATCTCAGCAGCTTCTTTGCTATTTTGGAGAATGTACCCCTTAAACTCACTGCTATCTGATGCAACCAACTGAATAAGCAGTGATGCTTTTTTAAGACCTTCCTGTCTTCCACACTCATATCCAATTCGATATGCTTCTCTTTCCTGCTGTGTCATAAATCTTGATTTGTTCATATTCCCGCCCTTCGGTTTAATTTTTTTAAACCTTTTGATTAAAAAAATATAAGCCAATCTTCCCTTCTGGAATATCGAGCATCTTTGAAATTTTGACAATGTCATCAGATGTAAACCTTACTTTATTATTCATTTTCAGTGAAAAAGTATTTTCTGATGTTCCAAAAACCCTTACAAATGCAGACTGACTACCATATTTTTCAATAATCTTTCCTCTCAATTTGCTGTAATCAAATGCCATTTACTAACTCCTTCCTACATATTTTGTTTCAATTTTTTAAACTATATAAAGTTTAACATTTTGAAACTTTTCTGTCAATATATTTTTTGAAACTTTTTAAACTTTTTTATTGACGCTTTTAAACTTTCCTATTATAATACAAGAAAAAGGAGGTTGTTATTATGTCTCAACCAATTGCAGAATTAAAAGATAGATTAAAACAAGCATTAGTAATTCGTAATATAAAACCAATTGAACTATCCGAAGCAACAAAGATTCCGAAATCCGCAATAAGTCAATACATGTCTGGTTATACAAAACCAAAACAAGATAGGATTTTTTCTATTTGTAAAGTTTTGCGAATAAATGAAGCATGGTTACTTGGCTATGATGTTCCTATGGAAAAAAATGAGATATCTACTAATTCAATCAATAATGATATTGATTTAACAATTATTCAACGAGAACGCAGCAAAATGTCTGATAAAGAAAAAACAAAACTAATGAATATTCTTAAAGCAAACTTTGATGACTACAATTGGGAGGAAGATGACTCTGGAAATATCGAGTAATAGAAGGAACGAGATAAAAAATATAGTTTATTCTGCTCTATTACACAGCAACCAATTATCCATACCTGTAAAAATTGGCACAATTATCCGTTCTTATTCTAATATTAAAATGATAACTTATAGTAGTCAGGTGAGAAAACACGGGATATCCTATGAAGAACTTATCATCAGTGCAGAAACCAAAGATTCTTATGTCGTTTATTGTCACTCAAAAAATAAATACTGTATCTATTATAACGATCTAGATCTAAACATCACGTCATGTAACCGAGTACGTTGGAATTTAGCTCATGAACTAGGTCATGTACTTTTAAAGCACCACAAGTTATGCTCAAAAGAGAAATTGTT